GGCGGGGTTTCGTCGGGTAGAGGGCCTTTAAAAAAGCCCAGAAATCTTGAGCGGCCTGATTTCCCTGTTTTTCGGCCGGTTTCCCTTGCGGACGTTGCACGTGTGGTGCGCAACGCGGAGGTTAGCCAGGCTGTCTGTGCCGCCTCTCGAGCGGGGTATGACGTGTTCCACAGTAGGACTGAGGGGGTCGGGGTATCGGAGGCTCATGTCTACGGGCTGGCCACAGATTGCGCAGCACGTGCCCCATGTGGCCGCTGCCTGCCAGAGCAGGCGACGCACCTTGGCTCCATTCCATCCCATGGCTCCAGTGTACCACCCTCGGGTGTCAAGCTGGCCTGGTACTGGGTTTGGTGGTACTGGTACCACCCGGGAAAATCCTTCCCCTAGGAGAACTGAGAACTAAATGCTCACTAATCAGTTCTCAGTTTTCAGAATTTTCAGAGCTAATTAATGTAGAAATGGTACCAGTGGTACCAGGTAGGACTTTTCGTTGGTATTGCAACCGAAAGTCTGGTACCAACTTTTGGTACCACTTGGTACCAGGTACCGCTTTTTCGACCTCTTCCCCGCTTTAGCTTGTAGGAACTGATAGGATTTTCCGCTCAGTTCACTCAGTTCTCACCCCTCTCTGGAGGCCCCTGGACCGGGGCGGTACCAAAAGTGGTACCGCCTGGTACCGCCCTGAAGGGGGCGAGTGTAAAGCCAGTGGGCATGCCGGACATAGGGTGGTGAAGCGCTGCCTCATATATGGGGGATACATTTGGCGCATGACCTTACCTCAGGTAAGGTGTCCCTCGGTGGTATCCTGAATCAGGACATCACCCGCCTCTCTTGACAGCGCGTCCGAGCCGTGTATATACTGTGTGCATCACGGAGTTCCTTTCGGTGATTGGTAGAGACGCAACGGACCCCCGGCTTGTGAGAGTCGGGGGTCCGTTGTATTCTGTGTATGTCTCAATGCAATCTAGATAGGAGCTTCTATCATGATCATCTCTTGGTCTCCCTCAATCCGCGTCGCGAAGATGCAGATGCGCGACCTCCCCCTTAATGCCTTCCTGGCTGCGTTCGACCCGGCCAACGTCCGAGAACAGCCCACCAAAGACGGCCCGAACTACATCGCAGGCCGCTTGCTTGACTACGACCGGCCCCGCGGCAAGGGGAATGTTATTGACCGCTGCGCTGTCGTCCTGGACTGCGACGATGCTGAGCCTGAGGCAATCGAGGCCCTGTGCGAGGTCATCCGGGGCCTCGGAGTACTGTCCGTCGTGCACTCCACCTACTCGTCGGCGCCCGACGCGCCGCGCGTGCGCGTCGTCATCCCTCTGGCCTCCCCCGTCGTCCCTGGAGACTACGTGAGCCTATGTCGCGTACTCATGGGTGCCCTGGATATGGTCACGTGGGATGAATCCTGTGCACAGGCTGAGCGCGCCATGTACATGCCCGCCAAGCCCGAGGGTGGCGAATACTGGGCTGTCCGGACGGACGGGCCGCTCATGGACGGCCTCGAATGGCTGAAAAAGTACGCTCCCGCCCCCAAGGGTCGCAAGAGCCGGGGCAACATCGCCAAGCGCGACCGGAAGCGCCGCCCCGGGCACAACGTCGGAATTCAGGGGGCGTTCAATCGCGTCTACACGATTGAGGACGCTATCGAGTCCTACGATCTCCCGTATGAGCCATGCCGAGACGGGCGATGGACGCTGTACGGGTCACACGCGGAGGGCGGCCTGCGACTGGTCGAGGATCGCGAGGATCTGTGCATCAGCGAACATGCGAATTCCGACCCCGCACACTTCGTCGACGGCAACGGCAGCGTGCGCGCCCTGAGCGCGTTCGAGCTGTGCGCTGTCCACCTCTACGGCGACAACGACGACACCACCGTGCCCCCGTGTGAGCGGGCGTCCATGCAGGCCATGGCCCGCCGTGCAGCCGAGGATGAGGCCGTGCGAGCCGAGCTGACAAAGGCCGTCGTCGGCGGCGAGACCGCTGACGTGTCATGGCTTGCGGCCTGCATTGACGACACGTACACGCAGGCTGAGCGCGCCGCCAGCGCGCTGCGAGACCGTCTCGCGTACGTCGAGGGCCTGGGGTGGCTCACCTACGCATCGGATCGCGGCGTGTGGGAGGTCGTACACGAGAGCGCGGCGCTGAATAGCGTCGCCGACGTGATCCGCACCTGGTACCGTGGCGCGATGCTCACCGGCGACGCCGACCTGGTCAAGCGGGTCGCTCGCCTGCGGCACGTGAGTGCGGCACGCGCGATCCTGGCCCACATCCCCACGATGGTGAGCGTCCCAGCCTCGGGGTTCGACGCGGACCCCGCCATGCTGTGCACGCCGACCGGCGTCGTCGATCTACGCACCGGAGAGCTGCGACCCCACGCCGCCAGCTACCGGATGATGCGGTGCACGGCGGCCCCCTACGTGCCGGGCGCGACGCATGAGGCGTGGACCAAGGCCCTGCAGGCCCTCAATCCGCATGAGCGCGCCTGGCTGCAGCGGTGGATCGGGTGCGGTCTGACTGGCTACCAGCCCGACGATAACGGCGCGGCGACGCCGATCCTCACCGGCGGCGGCTCTAACGGCAAGAGCGTGATCATGACGGGCGTCGCCCGTGCTTTCGGCGGATACGCCCACATGGGCGCTCACGCCCTCCTGACGCCGGACGGCGGCAAAGACCTGCTAAGGGCAGCCGCCAGCCTGCGCGGTGTGCGCCTCTGCTACGTGGAAGAGCTGCCTGACGGCGTCCTCAACGGAAACGCTGTCAAGCAGCTGAGCGCGACGCCGACTGTCAAGGGCGAATTTAAGTTTCGGGACGAATTCGAGTTCACGGCTACGCACTCGCTCATGGTGAGCGCGAATGTCATGCCCCGCCTAGATGAGGGCACGGACGCGGTCGTGCGCCGCCTGGCCGTTTTGCCCTTCTGCTACCGCTACGTGCCGAACCCGACGCGCAGGGGTGACAAGCTCGCAGATGCTGGCCTTTTGCGGGCGCTAGAGACCCGTGAAGCGCAGGCCGCGATTCTCGCGTGGGCGATCGAGGGCGCGAAGGCATACTTCGCGGCTGGCCAGCATGTCCTGCCCGCGACCGAGGGCATGCAGGCCGCCAAAGATGGGTGGCTGGGCAACATCGATACGCTGGCGGGCTTCTTTACAGATATGCTGGTCGCTGACGAAGGCGCAATGATTCCTTGGAGTCATCTGTACGCGGCGTTCGCCGACTGGCAGTGTGAGAACGGCGGAAAGCCTTGGAATAAGGCCACATTCAAGAATCGCGTAGCCTCGCATCGTCTCTTCGCTGACATGACGGACGGCAAGCTACGCACTAGCGGCATGAGTCTTTACAGTGAGGGCATTGGAGGCGGCCCGGCGACGCCGACCGGTGGCCGCGTGGCTGGTCTGCGTGGCTTGCGTTTCCGCCGCCCGTCTGACGACGTTGAGCCGGTAGAGGCCCCGGAGGTCGCTGACGGCGCGCTGATCGCCGCCGAGGACGTGCCCGAGGTGAAGCCCCACGTCGCTCCGGAGCGCGATGAGGTAGAGCGCCGCGGGGTCGTCGCTGCGATTGACGCCATGGTGCGGGAGCTGTACGAGATGCCGGGTGGCCGCGATGAGGTCGATCGCCTAGTGGCTGAGACCGGATGTAGCGGCCCGCGCGCGCCGCTGGGCACCCTGCGAGCGTTCAGGATGCGCCTGGATGGAGCGTTGCGGCGCATGCACGTGTGAGTGACGGGTGTCGCTGCAACACCCCTTGCATTAGAGTATGGGGGTATGTATACTTGAGTCATCGGCAAGGGAGAAAGGCTCCCGCCGAGAACCGAAAGGAACACTGAAATGAACACCATCAGCGACAAGGTTCGCCAGCTCGTGAACTACGAAGGCGACATCGAACCCGGGTTCAGCGTCGGAGCGGGCCTTCGCATCACGCTTGACAGCACGGGCGGTGGCTTCACGGTCATGCGCGAGGATCACACCATTGTCCTGGAGCTGCCGGGCCTGGAGGGCATGATCAGGGTGACTACCGCTGACCTGACGCAGCAGGAAAAGACCGCGATTACCCGCGTCGTGCGCGGTGCTCGCCCGCACTTCACGCCCGACTGGCAGATGTGGTACACCACGCGCAAGCGCAACGGGAGCATCTACATGAGCTTGCCGGTCAAGCGATTCATCTGACAATCCCTAGGGTGGCCCCGCCATTAGGGCGGGGCCACCACCCCCACCACACCACAGAAAAGGATATGCGAAATGACTAATGTTTACCTCGGGACCGCGGGCTTCGCAGCCCTCACCGGCCTGGCGCATAATACCGTCATGGCCTACCGATCACGCGGTACACTCCCCACACCCGACGCTATCGTCCAGGAGGGGGGCGTTGATACGTGGGGCTGGTACCCGGAGACTATCGAGCGGTGGATGCGAGAGCGGCCACGGAAGCGGCCCGGCAAGCGGCCCTCTGTCGTCTATCTTGAGGACGTGGAGACCGGCGATATCGTCATTCTGCCCGAGAAAATGGGTCGTGAGCCCCTGGCCGCCTGGCTTGAGGGGGCGTGCGAGTCCCCCGCCGATCTGGCGCGGGAAATTCTCTCACACAAGCGCAAAAGCAACAAGGAAATCCCTCCCCGGATCGTGATGCGCCGGGCACCGCGCCTGGACACGGTGCCCCCGGGAATCGAGCGCCGGGACCTGCGTAGGCTCGCCTGCGAGACATGCGTGTCCTGCCATGGGTCCACGGCTGGTCAGATCGCGTCGGTGCTCGCGGCGGCCCGGCCCGTGGAGTACAATGCGCTGGTCGCGTCTCTCGCGATTGCGTAACGGGGAGGCCCCCTACCGATCAGGTAGGGGGCCTCCTTGTGCGCTCAGTGCCGAGGGCAGTCATCCAGGATGTCGCGCTGTGCAGACAGGTCCTCACGGATCCTGCCCAGGTCCTCACGCAGCAGCCGGGTCTCGGTGACGCGCTCGTCATGCTCACGCTCTGCACGAGCGTCGGCGTGATTCTGAGCCTCGCGGATCGCCTGCATGCCCTCACGTACCTGCCGAGCGAGCTGATCCATGTCGTCCCGGAGATTGCTCCCGTGGTGATTCTCTACCTGGGACCGCGCCGCTTCTGCTGACTCGTGTACGGCGTCGATCCGCTGACGCAACCGAGCGGACAGCGTCTTGAGCTGCAGGGTAATGAATCCACAGATCGCAATTCCGAGCGCTGCGAGCGCGGCCACAACCTCGGGGGTCGCCATGACGGCGACCAGTGGATGCGTCGCGCCGTACATCACTCAGTCCGCTCCTCGATCCAATCGAGGATACCGGTGGGCTTGAGGGTCGCGTATGCGACCTGGGCTGCGGCGATGACGCCGCCGAGCTCTCCGAGGATCGCCGAGACAGACTCGGGATATCGGGTGAGCGCCCACACGAGGCCAGTCAGCGTCGCCGAGACGGCGAGGGCAACCCACCGCTTAGCGGTGGCGGACCAGTCAGCGCGGGTGACCGCTGCAATGAGGAGCGGTGCGAGAGCGCCTGCGAAGGCAAGCGAGGCCGTGGTGTCCATCACTCACCCGCCTTAAGGGCCGCGACGATGTCGGCGACGAGGAGCTGGCGGCGGGCTGCGCAGTCGGCTGCGATAGAGCCGATGTCCCCGTCATCCAGGGTTACCTCGTAGGAATTGTCAAGATTGTATGCCTTGACCAGGTCGCCCCAGAGCTTCGCGTTGCCGATCGGGGTCACGGCCCACGGCGTGACCGAGTAGATCGTGCCGGTCTGTGCAGAAAGTACGAAATGCATGAGATTCTCCTCACTCGTAGTGTCAATTGGGAGCTGCGCGGATTCGCCGCGCACTAGGTCCATGTAGTAGGACCAGGGGAAAGACGGGCCAGGGTCGGTATGGTCGCTGCGCCTGTAGATGCGTGACACCTGATCGTGCCCCACGAATCCACTCATCCCCGCCGCCAGCTCCTCGTCCGTCAGGTGACGGAGGGGGATACCGAGGCTGTCAGCGATTTCGCGCGTGGCCTGGGCAGACAGCTGCAGCATGCTGACGGACGCCGCGTCTCCCCACTCCTCAGGGGACTGCCGGGCGTACCCGGCATGCTCCACCTGATAGCCATCGCGATTACAGCCGGGGGCCGCGAAAGCGACAGCCGAGCTGGGCAGGCAGTAGATGACTGAGTCCTGATCCACGCACATATGCGCGGATGCTACCACCTGTCCGCTCGCGAAATATCTCGCGACATTTTCGGCGGTTTGAGGCCCCTCTGGGGCCTCCATGGTGTGCAGGACAATGACCCTGCACGGCGTATCGCGTGACTCAATGTAGTGCGCGGGTGTGAATTCACCCATATTGCACCCTCCCTTCTAGAGTGTGGTCGCAATCCAGCGGGCGCGGTTCTCACCGCCGGACTGGCCGGATGTGTCGTTCCACATATAATATTTAAACCCTGTCGCCGTCACTTCGTACACCGCCACGCGAAGACGCTGTGACGCAACGGACATGACGACGTTCGGTACGGCGCTGAAAGCGCGGGGGAACGTCACAGATCCCTCGTAGGTCTCCTCCGGCGCGTACGAGCCGGTAGCGAAGGATCCTGACTGGATACCATTGAGGCACTTGTCAGCAAGTGCCTTCACTTCGGCAAAGTTCGCATTAGCATCTTCTGCCCTGGCAATCTCGCCCGGCACGAATGTCTTCACACTAGCCTCCTATCGAGGTGCGAAATTAAGCTTGGTCACCCACTCGGTAGGGGTGAGTTTATGTGTCACGCGCGTAATGCGCGCGGGATGACTATCCCCATTGTACTCCACCGTTACCGCGCGTAGAGACTCCATATCGACGCATCGGAGGATGTCAAGCGCTGTACGAGGCCGGAGCGTGCACGATGATGGGACCCAGTCGCGGGCGCGGCTGGTGATGTATGAGGCTGCCAGCGCAGGCAGGTCCGCCGCGAGCCGCGTCGTCGGCACGCGGATTTCAGTCCCGCCCCACACCTCGGACCCGGTCACGCTGTCGTGCGAGACTGTCGTGTCGTCCGCCCGCCATTCGCCCGCTTCGACTTTACAGGCGTGGTTTTCGAGGGTGACGCGAGCGACGACATCCGTCGCACGCCAGCCGCCGTCAAGGTCCGTGTACCACATGACGGGCGGTATCGAAGCCCTTGACAGGTCGCTGTCGTCAGTGAAGGTCATGGACGGCGTATTGCCCATTTCAGAGTAGACATTGACTGTGCCGTCGCGTGTGACATGCCACGCGCCGCGCACTGAACAGCACAGGCCGTCCAGATGCTTAGCCAGGTTGGTCTCCCACACGACGCCGGGGACCCAAGGATTCTTGACAGGTGCGCGCGGCGTGCTGTAGTTCAGCAGGTAGGGGCGGCCCGCCATGAGGCGCGCGAGGCGTTCACTCCATAGCTCCATGCCGAGCGTACCCGCGCCGCGCGCACCGTAACGCATGGTCGCCGCGAACTGCGCGACGATATCAGACGCGGTGATGACAGTCTTGTAGCGGATCGCCCCGCCGGGCTTATGGGGCGTGCACTCCAAGTCCGTAACTGTGCCGGTGAACATCACTTGCCGTGTGGGCCAGTACACGAGGCGCACGGGCGTCCCCTGACGTATGCCGGTCTCGCGAGGCGCGAGCGAGTTGATCGCCGTCGCCGTCAGAGTCCCGACCTGTGCGAGGTAGGCGGGACCCTCGCTCTTGACGCCTCGGGTCACGTCGATCTGAGTGCAGGGGGACGTGATGTCCTGCCACGCCTCCGCCTCGCGACTGATACCCCCCCATGGGATGGTGTTCCAAGCTGCGAAATCCCAGGCGAAAACGATCCCGCCGCGCGGGCCATTCCAGCGCTGCGTGCCCCACCGTCCGACGCCCCACCGGAGAGCGGTAGAGTCCTGTACAGGGAAGTACGCCTGGAGGGAGAGCCTATCGGCGGGTCGCAGGCCTATTCCATCATCTAGGATGTACCAGAAGTTTGCCACGATCAGGCCGGAGCGGGCACCCGACAGGTCTACGGGTAGAGTCGTACCGGACGTCATGGTGCCCTGGAGTAGGTGTGTGCGCCCGCCTCCGGTAGAGGCGGATCGCCCGGCACGCAGCACCATCCACGTATCAGCGTCGGTCTCGACAACAATCGAGTATCGGAGCTGCAATCCGGGCTTGAGGTTGTCAAGCACAAACGAACACAGATTGTCCGGACCTGTCACATACGACCATCCGCCGTCACGGAAAGTAGCGGATGAGTAATGCGTGAACTCTGTCAAGCGGATCGGCGCGAGAGGATGGAGAACTGTCATCGTCCGTTCATCCTCACGTATTGATCCAACGCGTCGGCGATGGTACGCCCCGCCTCCACGGACGGCGTCAGCATGTCCGCCATGACGTTGATCGTGTACTGATTGACGACGGTAGGCCCGCCCGCCACTGCGAGGTCAGAGGCTGGGGAGAGCATGTCCATCCCCGCAATGTCGCGGGTAAGGCCAGTGAGGGAGGCCCTGACGCGCGGGTACTGGGACTCCAGGCCACGCACGAACCCCCCGATCACCATACGGCCCGCGGGGACCAGCAGAACTTTGTCAAGGTCTTCCGGTCCCTTCCACGAGGGCAGCATATTGGTCAGTCCGCCAAGCGCCGACTGCACGGAGCCGAACGCCGACTTGATACCGCTGACAAACCCGTCAATCAAGCTCTTGCCAGCGCTCCACAGGGTGCTACCGAGGTTGCCCAGAGCGCTCTTTGCCTTGCCGGGTAGGCCGCTGATCCACGAGACGGCGGTGTTGACGCCGCCGCTGATCGCGCTGGTCATGGACGACATCGCGCCGCTAATCGTCGAGGATATCCCCGATCCGAGGCTACGCACGTAGCCCATTGCCGATGAGACCCATCCGCTGATCGTACCAATCGTTGCGTTGATTGCCCCCGAGATGATTGACACCAACGCGTTCCACACGGCCATGGTGACACTATAGATCGCCTGGAAACAGCTTGTGATCAGCTGGGCAATCCACGTGATCGCGGGTCCGACGATGCTTGTCACGAGGGCTGCACCCGACGTAATGATCTCGATAACCGACGCGATGATGGGGACAATCGCCTGGATAGCGACGGTGAGAACCGATGCGATGACGCTCGCAATCATCACGACGATATCGATAATCGGGGTGAGGGCCGCCATAATCACCGACAAGAGCGGCCCGAGTAGCTGACCAATTACCGTGATGAGCGGCGACAGAGCGACCAAGAGCTGCGCGATAGCGTCGCCGACAGCTACCAAGAGCGCCCCGATCTGCGGTAGCAGGGGCGCGAGGGCGGACACGACAGTGCCGATGATACTGATAATCACGGGGATCAGGGGTGCGAGGGCGTTGAGGATGCTCCCAATCACCGTCGCGACGGCCCCCAAGAGATTGCCGATCATTGGCAGCATGGGTGCGAGCATGCCGACGACGGCCTGGATCACAGTCGTCAGGATCGGCATGAGCTGGCCAATCGCGGGGATCAGCGTCCCCGTGACGATGCCGCCGATCTGAGTCAGCAGACCGCTAATCACGGGTGCCACCTGCGCAAAAAGGCCCGAGAGTAGGCCCGCGAGACCTTCCAGGGCCGGGCCGATCTGCGGTAGGACCTGCCCGAGGACGTCTGCGAGCGCGACGCCCATCTGGCCGACCAGCGTCGCAATCTGAGGCAGCACGGGCATGAGGGCGTGGAAGATCAGCGAAACGGGGGAGAAAACGCTTGACAGCTGCATAACTGTCGGGATCAGTGAGGCTATCTGCGGTAGCAGCGGTGCGAACGCCGAGGCGAGCTGACTGACGACGGGCGCGACGGCTGACACGATGGGGCTGATCGCTGCGACGGCCTGATCCTTGATTCCGGTGAGGAATGTCAAGACGCCCTCACCGCCGCCCACGGACTCGAATGCGCTTGACACCTTACCCTTGAGGCCCGCGAAAGCGGTCCCGATCCCGTCGATAGCGCGGGACACGTACGGCTTCGCGTTCTCGAAAGCGCCGCCGACCGCGCTTGTCACCGGCGCGAGCTTGGCAGGAAGACCAGTCGCGAAGTCGACGAAACGCTGGCCAGACCCCTGTAGCATGGTCTCAATCTTGGGGCCGAAAGTCGCTTCCAGCTTTTCAGCGGCGGGCTTGAGAGCTGTAGCGAGGCCGTCCACGCCGGTTGTCGCTTCCTGGAAAAGCGTCTTGGCGTGAGTAAGGGCAGGGGCGGCGAAAAGCGCACCAAGACGCCCCAAAGAGGCGTTGAGGTTTTTCAGCGCACCACTTGTCGTATCAGCCATGATACGACCCGCACCGGAGATATTCTTCTCAATGGCAGACTGGAAGTCCTCAAGCGACACTTTGCCGTCGGAGACCATCTGACGGAGCTGGTCATTGCTGACACCCATGTACTCACTGAGGTACTTCCAGATAGGGATACCCCTATCTGCCAATTGGTTCATTTCCTCAGTAGTAACCTTTTGGTTGTTGGCCACTTTACCGAAGATGGAACCCATCTCCTCCATACTCGTCCCGGCAACCTGTGCGGTGTCAGCCACCAAACCCAGGTAGCGCTGCAGGTCCTTGCCGGGCTTAATCTGGGCTGCAACCGCCGTGCCCGCGACAGTAGCGGCGGCGTCGAGGCCAAAGGCCGTGCCCTTGACAGATGCGAGGGCGTCGTTCATCGTCTGCTGAATCTGTTCGCCCTGCATGCCGAGCGCTCTGAGCTTGGCTGTGGCGTCCTCGATACCGAGGGCGCGTGAGATGCCCTTTTTGGCTGCGAGGCCGACGACGCCAGCGCCAAGGCCTGCGAGTGCCCCGACACCGACGGCGGCGGTTGCGCCGAGCTTGGCTCCGAGGTCGCCGAGGGCTGACGCGGCGCTACCCAGACCGCTACGGAAACGCTTCGTATCGGCAAGAACTGATACGATCACGGACTGTCGTCCCACGTCTACACCTCTCTATCTGCGACTGGCCTTGACGGCGTTGATTAGCGCTTCCCTCTCTAGGAGGGTGAGCGTTTCATATCTTGGCGGGGCGCACACACCGGCGACCACGAGGGCCGCCATGTCGCGTGCGCGCTCCCTCACATAGGGGGGGTGTCCTCCTTGAGAGGTGCAAGGATGGATTCCGTCTCAGAGACGGGGAGGGCGTCGATTTCAGCGACGCTCATTTCGCGGCCAGATCGCTTCATCATGATGTACACGAGGGCACGGAGGACGCGGCCCACAGGCTTGTCATCGCCGATCTGTGCGAGCGGTATACCGGCCATGTCTTCCAGCTCGATAACCTCGCCAATGCTTAAAGAATCGAAATTCATCGTAGTTCCTCCAGTTACTTTAGATTGTTGCGTTCTAGTAGCTCACCGATGCCTGTGTCTAGGCGAGCTAGGACCTCACCGCGAGTCTGATCCATGGCGTCCGCCAAAAACTCGTCGGGTAGGATGTTGCGGGCTGGCCACCCGTAGTGTACGACGCCCGCATAGGGCATCGTTTTGCGCTCATACCCGGCCCTCACGACAGCCTTGGTTTTGCCACGTCCTGCACGAATCGAGGCCTTGAGCCGACGGGTTTTGCCGACTGGTGCGAGCTGACGTGCACGGACGGCGACGATTTCGCCGATCTCATGCATCAGGTCCCGCATTTGCTCGGAGTCCGCGCCCGCTTTTTCGAGGGCGCGAATCGCCTCCCTGAGGCCACGGACGCGGACCCCTACAATTTCGCCCATCAGCCAGCCGCGCTGGTCTTCTGAGACCATTCGACGACGGGCATCTCAAGATCAAACGAGGATACTTCGTTGATCTTGACAGGCAGCGCGGGCGGCTGCTTGATTGTCACCTTCCCCACGTAGTGAGGCTGGTCGGCGCTGGGTGTTTCGTTGCCATTCGGGGCAAAGATGAACGGCAAGTCCTTGCCAGTGTTATCGAACAGCAGTCGCCAGAGGCTTGTCGCGGCGGTTGACACGATGCCGCTGACCTTGAGCTGCATCGGGGTCCCACCGGCAAGAATACTCCCGAACGTTGCGTACGAATCGTCGGATGAGGGGGAGAGTTCAGCCCCGCTCATATCAGGCCATACGGCCTTCCCCTGGATTTGGAACCCAAGCTTCTGCCCCTTAATGCGGGGCGATTCCCTCTCGTCAGCCATGATGATACTCCTTAGTTTCGGATCGGGCCGTGCACGCTGATTGTGACGGCTGGGAGTTGGTACGTCTCGCCTGCCAGCACGTACGGCTGGGAGACACTGTCTACAGTCCATAGGCCCCCGTAGGCGAGGGCGCTGAGGATGAGCGAAACGCTCATTTCCATGGCCTCGGTCACCTCAGACCGCTTGCCACGGGGGGCCGTGATGATGAGCTGCAGGTGTACGTCCCAGAGCTGGCCGTACGTTGGCATCTCGGAGGGCTGCACCCATGGGGACCCCGCGAGGATCGCAATTTCAGGCGGATTGGGCCGGTCAACGTCATGGGCGACCACGTGAAGGCCGGTCGCCTCCTCAATCGAGGTGGCGAGCTGGGTTCTGATCTTTGTCAGGTCAAACACGATTCACCCGATTCCAAGAGGGAGATACGGCGCAAGGATGGGGCGGGCGGCGACCATGGGGTCACGCGCGAGTCGCAGGCCGCTACCCATGTCCGTGTAGCCGGTCACGATGCCTCCGACGGCGTCCCTTGACGCCCACAACTCTGAGCCGACCTTATGGACAGCCAGAGTGAGGATTTCGCCTGGGACATCGCGAGAGCCGACATACTGGGAGACCAGAAGCCGGGCCGCGTCGTAGACGGGCGTCAGCTCCTGATCGGTCCCAGTACAGCGCAGATAGGTGCGGAAAGCGTCGATCTGCGCGGTCGTTGCAGGCTGCACGTCACGCGCCGATCTTGAGCGGGACGATCAGCTGAGGTCGTTCCTGCGCAATCGCCGTGTAGTAGTACACGCTCATATCGCGAGTGAGGGTCAGAACATTGTCGTCCTGCAGGTGGGCGATGCCGGACGTGTACACCCTGAGAGCCTCACTGTTGAAGAAAGACCCGGCAATCTTGTCACCTCGCGCGGAGGTCGCCTTGAGGTCGGGGATGACCTTGAGGTTGCCGAGGGTGCCCGCGAGGACATCGGTCGCGATGGTGCCGACGACGCCCTGGCCATGGCCAGACAGGGGCATGAGGGGGACCCCCTGGCTAGTCTCCAGGGCCATGAGGGCCGTCCACGTCGCACGGTCAACGATCAGGCCGTCACAGCGGTACCCGAGGTCCTGGTATGCAGCGTTGGCATCCAAGAGCATGCCGATCAGATCGGCGTACTTGACCGAGGTGACAGCCTTGCCGATGACGATCGCGTTCGCGGCCTGCGACTTGACAGCCGCCTCGAAATTCTGGTGGAAGTCAGCGGCGGCGGCACGGCCAGCGGCGACGGCCATGGCTCGCACAGTCGTGCTGACCATATTGGCGCGCGCGCGCTGAATTTCTTGGAAAGACATCGTATTGCCCCCACCCCACGTGTTGATCGGGGCGGTACGAACCTTGGTGGCGACCTTGCCGACGGGGAGGGCGTCGCCTTCGTGTTCCTGTCGCTTGACAGTCACCGTATTGTCGGAGACTTCCAGGAATTCGAGGGTCATGCCCTGGGCAGGCAGTGAGCCTCGCGAGAACAGGGGAGAGATGGGGTCGGCCTGCTCAATGATCTCGGTCAAATCCTTGAGGAATACAGGCTGGGCCGTGAGGGCGTCGTCGGCGGTGGTGCCGCCCTGGTAGGCGCGTGTGCAGTAGGGGGCGAGTGAGTCGCGGGCCGCCGTATCACCCGAGGCGAGGGCCTGCAGGTACTCACCCGCACTGCGAGTGTCAGGCCCTGCGGTGGCGGGCGTGGCCACGGGGGCGGTTGACAGGCGGCGCTCCAGGTCGGTGATCTGTGCCTGGAGGTCAGCAATCTCGGACATACGGTTCTCCTTGTTGTTATCAGTGCTTCGCACTTCGTTAATCTTCGCATCAGAGTATGCGGGATTCAGCACTACGCTGAATTCAACGGCGCGCGCCTTTGTCACCGTAGTGACCGGGATACCATCAACGGTGTCTTCGCGCGATTCTTGCAGCTCGAATCCGATTGACATTGACTTGAGGACGCCGTCTTTGACGAGGGTGTACACCTCGTCGCCGCGCTCGGTCTTGGAGATGCGGGCGTCGATCTCCAGACCGGCGTCCGTCTCCCTTGTCGCGGTGATCGTGCCGATGGGGTCGGCGTGCTGGTAGACAAGCACGGCTCCGGAGGCATCCACGCTACCCGGCTCAAAGCGCTCTCGGTAGTAGCCGAGATCGTAGATCTGGCCGTAGGGGACGCCCACGGCTGTAAAAGACCGCGTTTCTTCGTCTACGGAGCGGACCTCAAGCGCGGCGTCACGCGTCTGCATCGTCATGAATCTCTTCCTTTGTCAGTGGGGGCAGGCCTTCGATTGCTCGCACCTCGTCCACGGTGAGGAATCCCGCCTGGATAGCTACGGAGTGAGCCTGGTAGCGGCTAGCAGTATCCGGTCGCAATAGGGCATCGAGATTGAATCGCGCGCGCTGGCCGCGCGGTAGCAGCCACGTGAGGGCATCCTCAACAGGGCTGAGGTAGCCCATGAGCATGTCGCGGACGACCGCAAGGTTCGCGCCCTCGGCACTGTTGTACGTGAGCGAGCCGCCTTCAATGGCGACCGCGAGCTTGGCGGGCGGGATGCCGAAAAGGCGGGCGATACGGACAACGGACCATTTCTGGCTATCCAGCCATTGGAGGTCAGCAGGCTTGATACCCACGGGCTGGTACGTGAGGCCACGCCCGAGAACGGCGGTCTTACCCGCGCGTTGCTTGCGGTCCCACTCCCTAGAGGCCTCGTCCGCCATTTCAGCGGTGATCGCCTCGTCCGTACTGAGGATGCCGGACGGGACGCCGCCCGTCATAAAGAGGGAATCAGCGTACTGTCCGAGGCGCACCATGCCCTCCAGGCCACGGCGGGCGGCCTGGATAGGCCCGAGGCCGACCGGATCGCCGGGCTGCACTAGATACCGCAGGTGCGCAATATCGCGGCGGTCGATCTCTACACCATCTACGGTGTAGTGAACACGACGCCAAGCGTCGATTGTGACACCGACCCGGGTCGGGTCGAGCGTTTCGAGGCTCACGATGCCGCCGCGCTCGTCGCGGCGGACCTGCCAGAAAGCGTTTCCGTGCAGCGCGAGCGCTGCGACGGTTTCGACGATCCAGGCGCGCTGTGACGCCCACGGATCAGGGCGCTCTACGAGGGGAGAGCTGATTTGCTCATTACCGCGCCATACGTCAATCGAGAGCTGCCCGGCTAGGGTCTGGATGTATGACAGCGCCCGGTAGACGCCGTCGAGTCCGACGATTTCCTGCGCTGCGACAGCGGCGTCACGGGACGGGGGTAGGACGGCGGGGGACAGGCCATTATCGGCCCGCCCCCGCTTCAACCATCCGAAGAGGCTCCAACCCATGCCCCCAGTATACCACATGCCTAGAACAGTTGGAGACGGCCCGACCGGCGCCCCGCCTGGTACCCGGCGATTGTGAGCGACCGCAGGGCGTCGATAGGCGCGGGGGACCTGCGCGCGTTGAAAACCAGCGCACCGGCCATGGCCGTCACCGTCGCCGACTCCAGGGCCGATCTGACCTGTTCGTCGCCGTCGTGGCGGATCGTACCCGCGCGTGATCGATCCTGAAGCCACTGACACGCCGACGCGTACTCTCTCGTGGATAGGCGGACGACGGGGATACCCACGTCATCTAGCTCATCGACGACGGTCCCGGTAGGACCGACGGCGTCGGCATAGATTGAGGTGTACCCGGCCTCGTAGGCTCGCACGACAGCGCCGGAGAGCCACGCCGTCCCCGGCCTCGTCTCTACCACGCCCATGACGACATCGTCGCCGTCCCTGTACGCACCGCAGATCGTAGCCGCCGACCCATCTATGGCGGCGTCGACCCCGAGGACCACCCGGGACGGCGCTGGCCACTCCACCATCTCCGGAGACGCGAGAGAGTCCCACACGGCGAGGTCAATCGCAGACTCGGCTCCGGACATGTCCTCAAGGTTAAGGTACGAGCGCTTCCACGTCGTGATCGGCTCATCCCGACCCAGGGTCAGGATTTTGTCGTACGACTGGGTATAACCAATCGCGGGGTGGAAAGCCAGGGTCTCGCGGCCATACGGGTCCTGAGCGGCCAACTCAGGATCAGCCGACCATTCAAAATATGCTGTACGGCTGTGCGGATCGTTGACGGCTGCCCGGCCCTGAGCGATGAGGCGGTTCAGGTAGGCACTCTTGGCAGTGCCTTTGGTCGAGACAATCCAGAGTTGGTTGTCTAGTACCGTCGCGAACGTTGGGTTCACGGCGGCGACCAGGGCATTACCTGATTCCTCGTCGAAAGCCCAGGCCTCGTCAATCATGACAAGATTTAGCGAATCACCGTGAATACTCTTGGGCGTGGGAGCAAACGGCATGAGCTGGCTACCCGTGCGCCGGTAGGTCAGCCGCTCGCTACCTTTGGACGCGTAACGCTCAAACTGGGTCGGGTGAGCGTCAACGTCAAGCGCTTTACAGATTTGATCCCAGCGCTTTCGAGCGTCTTTTCCGGTTTGTGCAGTCATCTGCACAATATGGTCGCGGTAGGCCAGGATGCGGTCGGCAGCGACGGCGCGCATGAGCGCGGTTTTACCCGACTGACGGGGGACCGAGACGATAACTGTCGTGTACTGCCACTCCCCCGGTGTTTCCAGGCTCAGTTCCATCGCCACGTCGGCGACCTGCCTCTGCCACGGCATGAAGGGCGTCCCCATCACCTCGGCAGCGACGTGGGCAACCCGGTTCCCGAACGACGGGCGGCGCGGGTCCCGGCGCGTCGCGTATTTAGCTACGGCGGGCACTCAGGGCCTCCTCAGTCAGCGCATGTAGCGTCGCATCAAGCGCGTCATAATAGGGATCCTGCCCAGTCAGCGGCTCAGGCAGCTCATCGAGGGTTTCGACGAGCGTTTTCATAATCGTTGTCGTGGCTACCGAGACTTTGGGCGCAGTGAGGCCCCTATCGAGCGCGACGGCAGCGGATTCGAGGACAGCGGCCATCGCAAGGTATTTCCCCGTCAAAACGCCGGCCTCTGCCAGCTCTTCGAGCGTCTTTTTGGTGCTGAGTTCGACGGGACCGGGGGCACCCGGTCCTACGTCGAATAATCCTTGATTTTTTATCACAGTTCCCCTCTTTTCTGCCCCGTTTTGTCTGATCTCGGGGGGAGAAGGCAGG